CATATCAGTAAACGGTTAAGATGAATTTTCCGAGGTCTTCTTGTAAAAGGAAACTGATTCCATCCTCCAGCACGATGCTGTCGAATGTGCCAAACGAAATAACCAGCTTGCTAACGCCGTCTTCCTGAAGCAGGAAGGTCTCGTCCTCTTGGAGAACATCCCTCCGCATTATAGGAGGCTCAGGCATGACCGCATTCAGCGGTCGCATCCTGTTGATTGATGTTCCGATTGAGATCATTAGCTGCGAGCTAGGAAAGCCACAACGCTGCCGGATGAAATTTGGAATCCAGTAATCTCACCGGGAAGAGGTTGTCCTGCTGGAATAGTTTTCGATGACCAAGTGCCACTGATATTAGTGCCAGTGATCGAAGTGAAAACGGTTGGCTCGATTGGAACCAGCGCAGACCAGTTGCCGGTCTGGGCGGCGGTTGAGGTGACAAGCTGGAACCCCTGTCGTCCCATGCTGTACTCGGTTGCGATGTCTGCTTGAACGGCCATTTTGTTTTTCGGTTAGAGGGGAGGCCGCCGGAACTTTCCAGCAGCCTCCCCAATATTAGGTTAACCTTTACGAACTTTCGGTGCTAAAGCTCCCTGTATCCACAGTACGAGTTTGCCTCCCTCAGGAACAGAAGCAGTGTTGAAGTTGTCGCGTTGGAGAGCCGCATCAACTTCGGGACCAGAAACGAGCTTAGTCTTGCCGTTCTTGTCCACTGCAACAGTGGTAGCGATACGCATATCCTTTAGGATTAAGCGGTCACCAGAATCTCAGCTTGCGTCGCATCACCCACGCCAGCACCAAACATGATGTCATAGCTCGCGTAATGGCTGCGGGTAGAGCGGGAATACCAGACCGACAGCAGCGCGGACAGACCGTTGGCGGTCGTCACAACGCGTTGCTCGATGAACTCACCAGCGATCATTCCAACCGGCAGACCGGAGGCAATCGCGATAGCGTCAGGACCGCAGACGAAGCCCACGGTGTTGGCAACCGCGCTAGTCCAACGGTTGTTCTCAGCGATCAAGTCGAAGCCAAACTTGCCGTTAGCCAGAGCGGCGAAGCGACCATCAGGGAAGGTGTTGGCAGCGGCAGAGAACTGCAAACGAGCCAGATGTCCACCATCCAAGATGAGGCTCTTGCTGCGGTAGTTCTTAGCGAGAGCCAAGATAGCAGGGAGGTCGCTAGTGTCGAAGTTCGCAGCGGTTCCGATGGTAACCGGCGAATCGTAGTTGCCAGCGATCATCAGCGCGGTGACGACATCAGAGATGCCGTTAGCGAAGAGGTCAGCGGAACCCTGAGCGAGGTCAGCCAACTGGAAACCCTGATTGAGTTCCTGCTGGGTCAGCGAGAAGCTCTTGGTGATCTGGTTAACCGAGACGGTCGTCGCAGCGAGAGTCGAATCATCGTTCGTCTCGAAGTTACTGGTGTTGGTCTGAGCAACGGAGCCAGTGGTGAAACGCTTCACGCGAACGGTAGCGCGGGGGCGAAGGTTATCCAGACCCACGTTTCGGCTGAAACCGTCGAGCATCGCCAACTTGTTCGTGGCAATGGTGATAACCGCATCCGCGAGATAATCAACAACCAGCGTCGAGGTGAAGGTGTTGGTGTTCTGGGGAGCGTGGATGCCGTTCTGACGAATCAGTTCGCTGTGGTTCTCAATCAGGAACTTGCGACGCTCAGCACCGGCTTTGAAAGACTTGTGCTGCTCAAGCAACGGATTGCCAAAGTTCTGGATCACCGGACGCACCGGCTCGGGAGCGGGAGCAGCGGCAGGAGACTTCAGCGAAGCTTCCAGCGCGGAGAGCTTAGCCATGATGGTAGCGAGATCAACGGAAGCGGCAGGAGCAGCCGCAGCCGTCACAGTAGTAGTGTCAGACATATGTGTGTCGGTTGTTTGTGTTGGTTGCGGCAAAGAAGCTTTGCCAGTTTCGCTGATAGCTTGATTGCCATCGGCAGAAAGTTTGTCGTCTAGGGATTCGTCTTCCTCCCCTTCCTCACGCTCAATTTGAGCGTACAGAGCGCGGAACCAATCGCGTCCAGCAGCACCTCCCCAAAGGTTAGCTGCTACGTCAGCGGGACTGTTAGGCTCTGCCTCAAGAAAACGTTCATTGCGTCCCCACCAAGCGTTCGCTTTTTGGACCTTATCTTCGGTGGGAGCTTCGCCAGCCACCAGTGATTCAGCCTCAAGAACGGTTTGCTTCTCAAGACCTTCACCGGCAAGACCTTCAGCGTATTGCTCAAGACCACGGCGGAGGTTGTTCTTGACCGTCTCGGGAGCGGTCTTAGTGACAGCGCGGGGATGCCACTTCGCAGCCATCGCAAGCTGTTTGATGGGTTTGTCCACAAGACCAAAAGCAATCGCTTCAGGAGTGGTAAACCAAGTCTCCGCTTTCATTGCAGCGCGGATAGACTCGGGACTGCGACCAGTCTTTTTGGCATACACTCCAACCAGCACCTCAGCGTGTTGATCGAGAGCGTCGGCCATCTTCCGCATATCCTCCGAAGTACCGGAAGCCATACCGGAAGGGTCGTGAATCATCATCAACGCAGCGTCAGCCATCTCGACCTTATCGCCAGCAAGCGCAATGATCGAAGCAATGGAAGCCGCAATGCCGACAACGCGAGTGGTCACCGGAGCGCGACGACCGCGCAACTGGTTGTAAATCGACAACCCATCCCAAACGTTACCACCGGGAGAGTTGATCTCTACCAAAAGCGGACCATTGCCCACTTCGTTGAGAACGTCAGAGAACTGCTTACCAGATAGACCGCCACCACCAAACCAATCTTCGCCAATCTGGTCGAAGATTTGAATAGTCGCAGTCTCACCAGCGGAAGCCGCTGGAGCGTAATAAAGCCAGTCGCTTTTCTTAGTGAAGCTCATTCTGTTTTCTTAGCTCGCGGCTTGCGTTGTTTCTTTACTACAGCAGTGACAAGCGTGTCGTCAACTACAGGAGAAGCGTCTCCACCTTCAGGAGCAGCAACAGGAGTGGGAGCGTCGTCCTCTGAATCAATTGCAATAGCTGCAACCGGAACACTCGGAGCTTTCTCTTTCTGGATTGTGGAAATCTCAGAAACATCCAAGCCGTATTTTCCAGCCAACTGACGAACAAACAAAGCTTGCTGCGCTTTTGACTCTAGCGAAGAACGCCAATCAAGACCCCGCGCACCGTAAACCTCATCGTAAGTCACAATGCCAGCTTCCAACTCAGCCAACTGAGCAGCGGAATTACGGCCAACATCGACATTCGGAGAGCGCGGAGCGGTAATCGCAACTTCGTACCAATCAGAAGGAGCGTCATTCAGCGTAGGATCGCTCTTGATGGCGTACTCCATGACGTACTCGTAAATACGTCGAGCAGCCGAAGACATAACTTGATGTCGGGACTTAAACCAAACTGCCGACATATCCAGCGCACCGCGATAAACGGTTCCCTGCATCGACTCTGGATAAACAAGAACGTAAGGAATACCAACGCCAGCACAGACCTTTTCGGTTAGTTGCCGCCAATATTCCCGCATATTTACACCGGGACGCTCTGTAGCGAACTGCTCAAATGAATCACCGTTCTTCAGCACTTTAACAGCAGAGCCAAATACTTGCTCGTAGTAGTTCTCAGCGGTGTTCTGAGTGGTTCCAGCAGTACCAGCGCGGAGATTGCTAGCTTGGACCTCACCGGAAACCGTCTTAACGATCTGAGCGACGGAAGCACCAAGCTTACAAGCTTCCATCTCCAGCTTTTGCAAGTCGTCGAGATCGTGAAGATCGTTGATAACGCAGCTAACAAACGGAAGACCTCTTAGCTGACCAGCGCGGTTTGGCTCGTAAATGTGGACAACCGAGTCAGACCCAATCGAGCGGACATCAGTCAGATTACCCTGAGTCTTTTCGTTACCGATAAAGTAAGCGATTGCGCGACCAGTGCGCGGATCAAACCGGATACCGTCAAACACGGTCTCATCTGGCTGCATTCCAGTTGGAGTAGCAATTGACTGAGCTTCCAGCAACTGCAAGCGCGGTCTGCCGCTATCACCTTTTGTTAGGAGAATAAAGCTCTCACCGTCAAAGAACCAACCGCGAGCGGCTTGAGACATCAACGTGCCAAACGATTGGCGAGAGCTAATGTCGGGATATCGGGACCAGATATCCCAATACTTCTTAGCTTTGAGATTCCAATCTGGATCGCTTGAAGCCGGTTGAACTGAGAAATTGGAACCAACAGTGTAAGACTCAAACAAGTCTCCCAATCTGTTCATTATCGCGTTGTTCTGTTCAAAGAACCGCGATTTGCGCACAATGGCTTGACGGGTCGAACTGGTTACGTCAAAGCGAGCCGAAGTGTAAGACGTATCGAGATACGAACGACGCAGCGACTGACCGGCTCCTTCGTACTTGTTAACGGGAGAAGGAAACAGTTTGTTGGCTATGGTTTGCAGGATTCCCATTAGCTCATTCGAGTTGTGGCCTCACGCCGAAATTGCGTGAAATCACCATAATACCGAGTGGTTGCAACAAGAACACTGCCAAGCATCTTGTTGTAAATCTGGAGATCGGACGGACTGGTGATGCCGTCTCCATTCAGGAGAACCACAGCGTAATCGTAATCACTAAGCAGTGATTCCCACATTTCCAGCATCTCACCAGCGGAAGCGGAACCTTTTCCGGGTTCAGCGAACTCAACCGAAACATCAGAACTGGAAGTGCTGCGGACTAGCTGACCAGACTCCAGAGTGTTAGCCGCAACAGTAAGCTTTGCAGTCAAAGCTTGAAGCAAAGTCAAAGCACCAAGACTTGCGTATGTTGTACGCAAATATGAACGCTTAGTTGCTACGGTGTAAGTCACCACTGACGGGACTATTCACACAGCAGTCTCAGTGTCAAGCGGCAGAAGTTTCCGCTGTGCTGGATCTCAGGTCATTCCACAACATCACCATTGCTAATTGCATGATCTCGCAATCGTGCAAGTGATCCGGCCAACGAGTATTTCGCTTGAACCACAAGTGCTTGATTCGACCGGAGCGGTTAGCTGTTGGCTTTAGGAGATGGCTGTCCAAGTGCTTCCAGTATGTATCAGAATCTGCCGCAAATGCCCCCTCAGCCTCAAGCGGTGCTGGTAAGCTGCAAACGGTCCATTGGTTAGTTTCCGATCCTTTACGGAGCCGCTGGAGAACGTCCCGCATATGCTCAGTGTCAAAGACCAGCAACGGCTGGACGACATCAGTACGCATTGACGTTGAGGTCGTGATTCCGAAGGGATGGATCGAGCCGGTCTTGCTGGTGAACCGCGCACCAGTCTCTCGGCCTTTCATTGGCAACCAGCCGATTAACATCGGCTTCCGCAGACCTCCCTCCGGTGGGTAGCGCAAGCCGCAGGGATAGGTTATCGGAGAGTTGCTGAGTTGTGAAAACTCCGCGCAAGCATCATAAACCGCTTGTGTGTTGTAACCGGAGTCAATGCCGACATCCATGTCATGGACTTTGTAATGCAGTTGGATGCGTCGCAGAGCGGCAAAGTCATCAGCGTGACCAGCCGCAACCAGTCTTGAGTTTCCGCCGGACCACTCTCGGCAGACCCACCACAAGAACGGAGCGGCAGCTTGTACGTCAGCGGTGAGGTAGCGTCTGGCTTCTGGCATCTCGGCATCAGAGACAACCTCCACTCGCTCCTGTTGGGTCTCTTGGTTTTCCCACGGCTCAGACAACATTCCGTTTATGAATCCCTGCAACCCCATCATCGAAGACTTCGCTTCCAAGAATGCGACCGCGAGATTTCCCCAAGTGCATTTGCGATCCGGCGAGTAGAGGCTGGAGAGATGGTAAGAGCGGACGCTTGGGAGGCTCGCTTTGTTCTCAGCTATCCAGCGACCATGACGCAGCGCGGCAACCTTCTGGCTGTCGGTAATCTTCCCCTGACAAAGCTGGCAGACGTAGTGGGCAGAAGTCCGTATCTGCTGCCAATCGGGTCTTCCCTCTTCTGTCTTTGCATTGTCCCAAGTGACTTGCCTCCACTCCAGCTTGATCGGCTCTTTGCAATGCGGACACGGGATGTAGAAGCGTCGCTGGTCTCCTCTCAAATACCGCTGCCAGATTCGTCCCTCTGAGGTCGTCGGAGTGCTGGTGAAGAACGCTTTGGAGCTTGAGAACGCTTTGAGCCGCTGCTCGGCAAGATCCAGAGCGTCGGCTTCCTTTGCGGTAGCGTCCGCGAACTTGTCCACCTCATCACCAACCAGAATGCGGACGGGTCGAGACGCTAGATTTGCCGGTGAGTTGGACCCGACAAAGGTCAGCGTGCATCGGTCAAACTGCTGCTCAAGATTGGTGATCTGGTCTTTGTCCGTTGGGAACCGCGCAACCATTGCTGGTGAGTCTTCCAGCATTGGCAACCAGCGGGACTTGGAAAAGCTGCGAGCAAGATTCTCGGAAGGCATCAGCCACAGCGCGGGACTTGGTTCAACGTCGATAGACCAAGCCAGACCAGCCATCAGAGTGGTGGTCTTACTGGTTTGTGACCCCCAACAGAGCGTGACCTCAGAGACCGCTGGATCTTTCCAACACTCAAGCGGCTCGCGGCAATATGGTCTTACTGCCGTGGAGAAGGGTCCGGGGTGTTCAGTCTGACGCTGACTTAGCGAAAGGTTAGCTTCTGCCCACTCAACCACAGACTGCCGTGGAGTTGGTCGCCAGAGTTGCCTTCGGAACTCCAAGATTTCACGCTCTAAGTCCGTCATCAGTAAAGCTCCTCAGGAATCTGACCGCTCTTGATCTGGTAGTGAGCGGCTCCACTCATATCAATCAGAGCCATACGCTCAGTGCGTCCGTTAACCGTTTTGTCGGTGGCTTGGTGATTAGCCGCCCATGATGCGTTTCGGTTGAAGATTTCAACCATTAGCACCGAGTCGTCAGAATGAAGGTGGAGAATTCCAAAGAATGGAAGCTTAGTATGCTTGGAAACCTCAAGTGCTGCTTGAAGCTTTGACCATGAAATCATCCATCGGTTGCCGTAAGTGGTCTGGAGCTTAGTGAGACCGTAATTCCGAGTTTTGACCTCATAGCTTCCAACAATGATTCCTTTGGCTGGATCATGGATGAACCCGTCAATGCGGGATGGCTCATCGTTGGAGATACCCAAGAACTCAAAGCCGGTTTGACGCTCAATGGCTTTAAGCGCGATCCGGTTTTGACGGAGTGCTTCAAGACCGGCTGGAGTCTGGCAGTTTAAGATTTCCACGGGTCAGTTTGGTGCAGAGTCTTGAGACACACTTCTTGGACCCAACGGTCCAACTCGCGTTCAGCGTGTTCTGGGTCGTGCGGAGCAATGCGTCCAGCCAACTGCTTGGGCATTGATTTGAGAAGACTGGCGACCGCTCCATCATGGTCTTGCATCACCTTCTTTACCCAAGAGCCAGAGACAAGAGTTCGCTCCTTCTCGGATAATGAGATTACGTCCTCCCGTGCGCTAATAAGGTTTTTTGCAGCGGTAGCGTGGACCGTAACCATTCTACCGGCATCGAGAGAGCGAGCAGCTAGAGCTTCAGACGCTAGATTGTAAGCGGCTCGTTCAATCTGCTTCTGCCGCTCATACGCTCCCTGCGGTGAGTCTTCAGTTGCAAGAGCAGCATTGATGGCAATTGCTGCTTCCGGTGGTCTGTATGGGCCTCCAGACACTTCTGGTGCGGTCTGCTGCTGTTGCATTGCAGCAAGCCGTTGAGCGTCGCTCGGTCTGCCACCGATACCTTTGCGTGAACCTCTCCAAGCGTCGGCTTCCTCCGGTGATGTCAACGGCATTCCATTAGCCACTAGCTGCGACACTCGACCTTTGCTGAGACCGCTGTGTTTGCAGTAATCTGTCTGAGTCATCGGAGCATAATCGGGAGTTCATCCGGCTTCATCTTCAAGAGTTCCTGAAGTCCCTTCTTCACCGTGTTGTACGTCGGTTGCTTCGGGTCCGGCTGATAGAAAGCGGCAACTTGATCGACGCTGAAAGATCCGCTTTTTATGCGGCTTAGATGCCACTTAAGCGTTGAGTGTCCGATATTGAGAAGTAGGTAGTCGGTAGCTAGTGACATAGGTTTGTATTACAATAGCGAGTTCGCTCGCGCTAGATCATCGGTCCCGCGCGATCACCTGCGTATTTAACATAGACGGGAGCCTCCTAACGTTATTATATTAGGTAGCTCAAACGCTATTGTAGTAGCGTTACCGTTAAAGACTGAGCAAATACGCGAAAACATGGTCATTTGCTTTTGCTCTTAGGTATGAGTTTGTTGACAGTTTTTTTTGATGGAATGGATATTGTATTAACACGCTGATTGAGCTTACGTTGTAATACAATCTCCTCACCACGATTGAGAATATGGACAACGCGAGCAATACCACAGCCCATCAGCTTTCCAATCTCACGATAGGTCAGTCCCTCCTGCCGTTTGCGATAAGCTCTCTCGCAATCATAAAGACCAATCCAACGCGATACGTCTTCGTCATCGTCGAGTCCCTCGATCTTGTCAGGATACTTGAGCCAACCTCTAGCGACAGCATCAAGCACAAGCTGAGGAGCTTGCTTGAGCAATGTTAGCTTAGCTTGTGACTCTAACAGGTCGTCGTTTTCAATCTCTCCCTTTTGGACTTTGCGACACAGATACTTCTGAGTTCCCCCCATATTACTTAGCGGCTTTCTCTTCTAGTGCTTCGATCTTGTTGTGTAGATCAACAATGTTGTTGTTAGCTCTTGCCAATTGAACTTCCAGCTTACGAGCTAACACAAATACAACCGATAAAACCATTGGATCATAGTGCCTTCGGAGACGCTCGATCTCGGCATCACAAAGCGGTGTTGCTGAGCGTGTATCATGGAAGAACTCTTCGGCTGGAGTCATGGGGCAAAATGGGTGTTAGCAGGTCAGAACGGAATGTCATCTTCAGGTCCAAGCGGATCGTTAGCTGAAACCTTCTTCTGTTGCGTTTGCGGTCGCTGGTCTAAGTCACTGTAGTTGCCAAGAATAGCCCCCTTCTTGCCTTCTTGTCTGGCTTGCTTAGATACAGACTGTACTATCATACCGTCGTTGCCGTATTGATCGCGTCCAGCTTTGTTAGCTATCAATGCAATATCCAAATACGTTCCAGACTTACCCTTAAACAAATAGGTCTTGTCGATCTTCGTAACGTCAATCTTGCCGGTTAACATGGTGTTTGTGGTGTTTGATTGCTACCGAGGGTTAGTCTTTCAGGTTGTTTAGGCTGTTGCAACTGTTGTTTAGAGTTTCTTTTAACTATCGAAGTCTGCGTCAGAGAATCGGCAGAACTCTCCGTTGTAGTGGAGTTTCACGATGCCACACTCACCGTCTCGCTGTTTGGCAATGATGATTGAAGCTTCTCCTTTGGCTTCTCTACGGTCTCGGTCCAAGAGCATCACGCAGTCGGCATCACGCTCTAGCTGTCCGCTGTCCGCTAGGTCGCTCAAGCGTGGAGTGCGTCCCTTCTCCTTTTCGTTCTCGCGGTTTAACTGAGCCAAACACAACATTGCTACACCGGTCTGGACTGCAATGTCTTTGAGCTTACCGGAGACCTCTGCGACCTCATAGGTACGCTTTTCGGCTTTGTCTGCTGCTTTGACCTTCTGGATGTAGTCAACAATCACCAGCTTGACTCCATGCTTTCTGACCGCTCGACGGACGTTTGCGGTGATGGATGCAATGCTCTGAGAGCTTGATCCATCTAAGAACCACAGCGGAGCCGCTGAAATCTTGCCGGTTGCGGTACTCATCGAACGCATATCCCCTTCGGTAAGGTTTCCGCTCTTCAAGTTCTGCATGGACACGCTTCCAATAGACGCGACAGAACGACGGAAGATCGCTTCCTTTGACATCTCAAGCGAGATGAACAGCGTTGGGACTTTGGCTCTTACCGCTGCGGCTTCAGCTATGGCTATGGCAATGGCTGTCTTACCAATCGAAGGTCGAGCCGCAATAAGAGCCATCTCGCGGCACTGGAGACCGTCAGTCATTTTGTCCAACCAATGGAAGCCGGTGGTCACTCCGCTCAATGCACCTTTGCGAGAGAATCTTTCCTGCATCTGGTCGATAAACGATCCTCCAACTTGCTTTGAGGTCGAGAGTGTCTCGCGGGATAGCTCAATGCTGAGTCCTGCTTCGGCATTAGAGACGATTTGATCCGGCTGGAGGGTGGTGACAGCGGACTCTCGTATCAAGCGGTCTCCAGCGGCTCGTAGCTGGCGACGGTGAGCGGCTTCGATGATTCCCTTAGCATAGCTCGGGAGGTTGGCTGGTGATGGACAGACTTCCATCGCTCGATTCCAGTCTTCAAACGGGATTGGCTGGTTGCCGTTAAGCTTCTTCCACTCCTTCCCAAGCTCTTGGATCGTAGGAGTGCGGTTCTGTGCGACCAGTGAGCGAATCGTCTCGTAGGTATCGCGGAGTGAATCGGTCTCGATCCACTCGCTTTTGACATCAGCGAAAGCATCGGAACAAGTGTCGATTGATCCAGTGAGACAAGCTCCAATGAGTCCAAACTCATCATCTTGAGCGAAGAAAGCGTCGTTCACAGCGAATCCCTCCAGTCAATTTCCTTCTTGGGTCCAGATTGGATTGGAAGGGATTGTTGCTGGTTAGACTTCGGGAAAATCCCTTTCCAACCTGAAGCAATCGAATGCTCAACGACACTTGGAAACTCCGCAGCGGTGAACTCTTTGGACCACTTGGTCAGTGCTGCCGTAAGTCCAATCTTCTTGTAGCCTTCTTTGCGCTCAGATTTGTATTGAAGCCAGAGCTTAACGGCTTGAAGACAGTTCTCTGTCTGAAAGCTGTCTGGAAGCTCAACCCCAAAGCCAACATCCCACGGCGACTTTGGAGCCGCTGTATCTTTCTTTTTAGGAGAAGGAGATGGAGATGGAGAGTTGACTTCCGGTTGCAACCGAATTCCAACCACGGTTGAACCGCTGTTGGATTCCGGTTGGGTATCCGGTTGAACCGCTGTTGACGCAAGTTTTCTCGATTCTGCGGATTTACGGCCTTTTTCAGACTGTTGTTGCAAGAATCGGTCCCTCTCGCTTCTAACTGCTTCGAGTCTTTGATTCCTAAGCAAACCATCTTCGCACAACCGGAACTTAGCCAGTACGTCAACCGAGACGCAACCGCCGGTCAACCGCTGTTGCTTTTCGGTTTCAACCGGAATTGAACCACGGTTCCATTGATGGCAGAGAAGTCGGATGAATTGACCAACCTCTTCTTGGGACATTTCCAGCGTGCCAGCTAGAAAATCATCAGCGTAGAACTGAAACGCTGGAGCTTTACGGGTTTTCTTGTCTTCGTTCATGTAACAAACAGAAACCCCATCCAGTCTGTGGTAGGAACTCCCGCACAAGCAACGGGACGTACACAGAAAGGATGGGGATAAATTGGTTGAACATGGCTTGTGTTATGGTTTACCAACGCTCGCTTCCTACGGCTTGCGCTGACTGGTTACCTTTAGCTCGGCATTGGACTTTCGTCCAGCTTGAACTTATCGAAAAATTCGGCTCGGGTTCGGACGTAAAACTGACCGTCTTTGGAGTAGATCACACAGAGCCGCTTGGTCTCACCAATGCGGAGTTGCGCTTCGGAGATCAACTCAACTACGAGTTCAGGGTTTGTTTTTGAGCGAAATTGCATCTGTTGGGTAGTAGTGGAGCGTTGGATAATTACCGCGAGTCTTGGTATCAATGCGGAACTTCTTGGACTGCACCAAACCAAGCTTGATTGCTCTGCCGAGAACTTGACCGGCAGCGTTTGGACTAATGCCCCACTCATCGGACCATTGATTAGCTGTCTTCCAGCCTTCTGGAACCTCTTCGGCTTGCTTCTGGATAGCAGAGCGGAGTTGCTTCAAAAGCTCGGCAGAGTCCATTTCTGTTCGTTTTGTGGCCATTGGTGAAGGTAGAGTTGTGCGCTGTTGTCGGTGTATTCCCCAAAAACTATCCCGTGGGACCAAGCTAGAGTTGATCGTCGTTTGCTCGCGTAATCCATCGCAGGAATGTCTGCAAGCGTTCCAACACAAAAGCCAATCGGATTTGATTGAGTTCGACCAGTTGCTTGACCTGCTCGGTGAGCGTGAGCCACAACGCAATTGCCAAAGGTTTCAGCGGAGTCACGCAAGAAGTTCTCACCATACATAACACCGTGTCCCCATCGAAATCCGCCCAACCGATAGAACGAGCGATCAAGTGCGTCGTTGTATTTGATAAATGTGTGACAGTGTTTCTCAATTGGTTTTAGCATTCGTTCCCATACAGCTTCGGCGAATCCTCTTACAACAGCGTTATGGTGGTTGAGATACTTCTTAGCTCGCTCATCATGGTTTCCCATTGTGAATACAGTTGGCCGTAACTCATTCAGGAACTTTGCTCCCTCTTGGATATCGTCTAAATAGTCATCGGCTTGATCCGAGTCGTTCGGGTCTCGGAGTGAACCAGACCGCAATGCGGCAAGATCGTAAGCGTCCCCTAGATGGATTACTTCGTGCGGTTTGAACTTCTCTCGGAACAACAGCACCGCAGCGAGTGCATCTTGATTGGCTCGGTTCCCATGACTGCAACCAATCGCCATGACTCGACGCTGGCTCTTTGTGATGTTCACAATTGGCAATAATCATAGAATTAGAGCTTAATCAAGACACACTCGCGTTGATAATCGTGAGATATGGTTACTTTACTCGCAATTTACCATTTCGGACGCTCCAAACCCAATACTCGGACACGTTGTACCGTTGAGACAGTTCTCGCAGCGTGTAAGTGTCTGACGCTTTCCGCACAGCATCGACGACCGATTGGTCAATGTGGCGACCGGATGGACGACCAAGCTTTGGTTTTAGCTTGCGCTTAGGTTTCTCGACCGTCTGGTGAATCCCAAGCAGCTTTGAGATGGACTCCTTAGTTAACCCGAGTTTTTGCAGTATGCTCATTTTGGAATAGTTCTGGATGAAATGTGATAACATGAAAATCAATAACGTGTCGTAGATATGCTCCCCAAGATTTGAAACCGAGTTTTGACGCTTCTTGTTGTAGTGCTGTGAGTGTTTTGTAATCCATCTCGAAAGATGTATTCACTTTGTCTCTGTTACTATCCAGTCGAAGTTGTTCTGCCATGAATCATTAAGTTCGTTGTATGTGTTATTCTTGATCTTCCATGTAGAAGGATCGCGTTTAGATTTAGTGTGACGACAGACTAGTGATATTGTCAGTTGTGATATCTTAGTGTTACGGAGTTGGTGGGATGGATCTAAGTCTGAGAGCTTCATGGTTTCTCAATCTGCTTGATCTGCTTAGTCCGCTCTTTCGATGAGTTCTTGAGCAAACACTCAATCCATCGGAATGAATCAAGAGTTGCGAGGTGTTCCCAGTCTGGATTGTTTTCGTAGACTTTCGCTTCCAGCAATCCAACCACTCGGATGCCGTCCTCTTTGCTTCTGTAAACGAATGCAACTCTGTTGAATTGCTCGTCACTCATGTATGGTAGTTGTTCGCGCATCATTTCTTCCCCCTCTCCTCCTCCACCCAGTCTTTCCATAGTAACAGATCCGCTCGCATTGCGTCGTTCTCATCCTCAAGCCGCTTGATGCGGTCGTTGAGACGATTAAGTTCTCTGACAATGCCCCGTGGACGTATGTCGCTCAGGAACTTAAGTTCTGGAGTCTTGATACTGAATCCGTTCAGTGGAGGCATTCTGTGCAACACGATGTGTGTGTAGCGTTTCATGGCCTGCCCCTCTCCTCCTCCAGAATCTGAAGCATTTGACTCGCAACATGGCCGTCTGAGCCGTCTCGGAAGAACGCCGTTGATGCGCGGTGGATGCGGTCCTCCAACTGCTTAATTCGCTCGTTGGCATGATCGAGTTGCAACAGCAGCGGCTCGCGGGTGTTCTTAGCAATAGCGTTCCGATCCTGCTTGGTCCGCTCAAGTTCCTCCTCCAACTGTTTGATCCGATCCTCCAGTTTTCTGACTTCGAGAGCGATTGCGCGGAGTTCGCGGGAGTCGTACCAGTTCGGTGCTTCAGCGATATTTAATATTCGTTGTTCGATGCTCACAGCTTGCCCTCCTTAGCTTTGTTCCACACGGCCAAACGATCCGGCAGATATGAGTTGAGAACCGCTTTATCCCCCGCCTCCTCCAACCGACGAATCCGATCAGTCAGATTCAATGCATGGATATTCAGTTTGCGGAACATCTCATTGGCCGCTTTGAGTTCGCGTTCGAGTTGGCAACCAGTTTCCCAAATGGCTCCGTCATCATGTGCTGATGCGTCCATCCTCGGGTTCCCACTGACCATTTTGTTGGTGTCACCAAGATGGTTGCTCATTTCGCCTCCTCCACGACACCACACGGGAGCCACGTCTTACCGCCGTCGGTGCTGTGTTCGTATTCACGCAATAGCCATTCTGGAGACTGATACTTATCGCCAGCGATCAAGATTTCTCCGACGTTGTTTCGTCCGATAAGAAGCCACACAGAATTTGTCGATTTGGTTTTCAAAATACATCCCAGCGGAACCTCATCCGCAGTCCACGGGCGATAAGTCGGATCAGGAATCACGCAGTAGTCCTTCTGCTCCCAGTTCCATGTTGGAACATACAGGATGCCCAACAGAGGCTCTGTGGACCTCCTAGGACGAGTTCCAATTTTCTTACCGTTTGCGTAGGCAATCATCACGTTCGCAGCTTCCAATACTTCTTGTTTAGTCATTTGTTCTCCTTTGCTTTGTGGCTGTTATTGCAAGAAAGCGTATCGTTCACTGACACGCAGACGGCGGGGTGAATCGACCCAAGAACCGTCAGCGTGATTTCGCCACGCATAAGGAATTGAAATCGTTGCCAAATCGAATCGCATTTCCAGACAGAGACGACTCGCTGTTCACTGCGCGAGATTGGCATTCCATGGACTTTCCCACCGATGACGTTTTCTTCATGCGGGTAAGCGGGTCGTCCTCCAAGCATTCCATTGGAGTGCGGCTTTGCGATTGGTGTCAGGTCGTAGTACTTCATTTATTCTCCTTTGCTTTGGCCCACAGTTCAGCGGTTTGTTGAGTAGCGTAAGGCTCCATCATGTCTCCAGCCGCTATGAGCATTTTGATTCTGTCGTTTGCTTGGTTCAATTCGTTCTTAAGTTTTCCGATCGCATGATGCGTGTGCTTCATGTTCACTTCGTTTTCCAATTCAATGATTCGCTTGCGAGCTTCAAGGAGTTCGGAGTTCACGGACTCACCTCCTTCGCTTTCCACCATCTGTTGAGGTTTTCCATGTCTTGGTTGTCTCGGAGCATTTCATCCCCAGCGTGTTGCAGAAGTTTGATTCGTTTATTCTTCTCCTCCAATCTTTCGTAGAGCAGAACAACCTTTCGATTAAGCATATTAATCTCGGAGTTGGCTTCGTTAAGCTCATCCTCCAGTTGTTTCGCAAACGGAGCATTTACCCATTGGGAGTCTTCAAGAATGACGATTCGTTCGTCGGTGCGCGGTGTGTCGCTCATTTCGCCTCCTCCACCACCCC